CGGGGCACGATTGCAAGCCAGTACCGCAGCCTGGTGGTCAGCACGGCCAGCGGCACCGGCGACCGTCCGGTCAGTGTGGCCGACGCCAAGGCTCACCTGCGGGTCGTGGATACGACCGAGGACGATGACTACATCGGGGCGCTGATCGACGCGGCGACCACCTGGTGCGAGGACTACTGCGACCGCACCTTTGCCGACAAGACGTACACCGTGGCGTTCGATGACTTTTTCGGGACACGCATTGAGCTTCCGCGCCCGCCAGTGCGATTGAACGCGACTGCCGCGAGCGCCACGGTGACTATCTCGTATGTCGACACCGGCGGTGCGACGCAGACTCTCACGTGGTCCCAGTCTGGGACACAACAGTTTCGGCTGGACCGGGACCACGTGCCGGCCTTGATTTACCCAACGTACCTCGACGTGTGGCCGAGCGTGCGGATCGACGACAAGAGCGTGCAGATCACGTACCTCGCCGGCTACGGCGGGGCGGCCAATGTGCCTAAGCCGGCGGTGCATGCGATCAAGATGCTGGTCGGCCACTGGTACGCGAACCGTGAGGCGGTTGGCAACGCCGGCCAGAACGTGCCGATGGGTGTGGCGGCGCTGCTCGAGCCTCTCAAGTGGAAGCAGTACACATGAGCATCGAAGGCCGCATTGCCATCGACGTAAACTTTGCAGACTCGTCTGACGCCACGGGCGTGCAGTCGCTCAAGAAGATTTCGCTGGTAGACACCAGCAGCTACAGCAGCGGCAAGGTTGCGATTGTGACCGGCACTTGCGGCACGGCAGCGGTGTCTATTGCTCTGGCCCCAACTTCCTACAGGGATGCGTCTGGCGGATTTGTGTCGTTTTCCGTCGTGTCTCGCATCGCATTCGCAGCCAATCCTTCTTCGTCCTGCAACGCGGATGGCGAGGATCAGCAGGTTGTGTCGTCCGGAAATCGCGTGAGCGTCACTGACGTATCGACCCCAACATCTTTTAGTGTGGCAAGGATTGGCACATCGGGCACTGCTGCCTACACCCTCGTCATTTACGGGACGTGAGCCATGCTGAAAGCCGGCATCATGGACCAGAAGGCCGAGATTCAGACGCCCACTGAGGGCGTCAACAGCATCGGCGAGCCGACGTTCACCTACTCGGCCTTCGCCACCAGGTGGATGGCACTGCTGCCGCTGTCTGGCGCTGAGCGGATTGCCAGCCTGCAGAACGAGGGCACGGTCACGCACCGGGTGCGGCTGCGGTACACGCCGGGGCTGAAGCCGAAGATGCGGCTGGTGAGCGAGGGCCGCACGTTCGAGATCGACTCGGTCGTCGAGCGGGGCCGACGCGAGGAGCACGAGCTGCTGGTCACGGAGGTCGTGGACTGATGGCTGTGCAGCTGGGCATGTCGGTCGACGGCATCAAGGAAGTCCTGCAGGGCTTCCAGGCGTTGCCAATCGGGCTGCAGCGAAAGTACCTGCGGGCCTCGGTCAACAAGGTCACCAAGCCGTACGTGCAGCAAGTCAAGTCCCTGATCGCTCGCGGGCCGACAGGCAACCTCAAGCGGTCGGTTGGGGTGGTCACAGAAGCCAAGGTCAAAGGCCGCACGCAGACGGCCGTGCTCGGGTTCCGCCGTGGCGACAAGGGCGGCCAGAACGGCAAGGCGTCTGGCTATCACGCCTGGTGGATCGAGAACGGCGTGAAGACGAGGCAGCCCAAGAACGGCCGGGCACTCAAGGTACCGATGGCCATGGCCAAGAAATACAAGTACCTCATGGGCAAGGTGTCTCTGGTCGGCGGAGACGACGGCGGATCTATCTTTTTCCGGCAAGTCAAAGGATTTGCCGGCACCGGTAAGTTCGCATCGTGGGCCGACCAGACGCTGCCGCGTATTCGGGATGCCCTGCAGACCGAGCTCGTCAGCGCCCTTGACAAGGCCACGGCCGAGGCCGCTAGGCGTGCTGCCAAAGGGGGGAAGTAGTGGCTACCGTCACCCATATCGACGAGTCTCTGCTGCAGGTGCTGACGGCTAACTCCGAGGTCGCCATTCAGGCCGGCAGCCGCATCTACCAGGTGCAGGCCCCGCAGGGCACGGCGTTTCCGTGCATCGTGTTCAACCGAGACTCTCAGCTCAAGACGCCGTTTACGCACATGCTTGGGGCTGGCAGTTTGATCCGTGCCACGTACACGTTTTCCTGTATCTCCGACAACCTGCTCGAGGTGCGAAACCTCGCTCGGGCCGTAAAGGCAGCCCTACAATACAAGAGCACGTCTGCCATCCGCCTGGCATCCTGCGTGAGCGAGGACGACCAGACAGAGCCGGCAGCGAGCGGGGAGCAGCTCCCCATATACCGCACGGATTTGTCAGTAGAAGTCACATACAGTGAACCCTGAGCAGGGAGGCTCAGACCATGGCGAATGACATCGGACAGGGCACGTTTGTCACGTTCGGCGGCATCGTTGGCGCTGCCGCGACGCACTACAAAGTCAACAGCGTCTCGCTCGGTGGCGTGTCGCGTGACGTGGTCGACGCCTCGCACTTGCTGACCACCGGTGGCAAGGAGTTCATCGGCAGCGAGTACTACGACCCGGGTGAGCTGACGCTTGAGATCCACCACGACCCTTCGCTCAACCCGGTCAACCTGCTGACAAACGTGAGCACCTCACAGGTCTGCACCATCATCTTCGCCAACGGCGGAGCCAGCACGGCGAAGTGGTCCGCCTATGGATTTGCGTCAGCCTTCGAGGCGTCGGCCCCCAAGGACGACATGATGACCGGCAGCTTGACCATCAAGCTGAGCGGAACCCTGAACGTCGGCTAGTCAGTAGGAGGCGCGGACTGTGGCTCTCACACGTGAGCAGATCAAGGCTAAGCGTGGCGTTCGGCCACGTGTTGCCGTGGACGTACCTGAACTGGGCACGGTCTACGTTGCCAAAATGACTGCCAAAGACCGTGATGCTTTCGAGCAGATGGTGACCGGCGGCAAGGTTGGCGGCGTCAACCTGACCAACATCCGGGCGCGTTTCGTAGCCCTGGTGTGCGTCAACGAGGACGGCACCACGATGTTTGAGGAGGCTGACGCCGAGTGGCTCGGCGAGCTCGACACGGACATCGTGCAAGCTATCGTCGACGAAGGCTTCAAACTCAACGGCATCGGTGGCAACGCACTGGAGGACGCCACAAAAAACTAGAGCGCCGCCCGATCATGCAGTTCCTCTACCGCCTGGCCCTGAAGCTTGGCATCTGGAACGTCGAAGATCCGGGCGGCCTGGCTGAAACGATGAGCGTCGACCAGTTGTACGGCTGGATGGCTGCATTCACGTTGATGCCGTTTGGCGACGAGTGGCTGAGGGACGCGGTACTAATGGCTCAGCAGTACAACGCCAACCGTCCCAAGGGCAAGCCGGCCCTGAAGCCGTGGGACTTCATGCCTGTCGAGCAGCGTCCGCAAACGCAGGACGAGATGTGGCGAATCCTCCAGCAGGTGAGGACATAAGCCATGGCTGCGAAAAACTTCGGCCGCGTTAACGTCTCGATCACCGCCAGCACTGGTGGGCTGACCGCCGGCTTGAGCCGGGCCGGCAAGCAGATGGAGCGCATGGAGTCCAGCGTCTCGTCCCTGCGGTCAAGCATGGGGAAGCTCGTCGCGATCCAGGGGGCCCAGTTGTTCGGCTCGATGGCAACCAGCGCCATGTCTGCGGCTCGCTCCCTGCTCGACCTCGGCAGGTCCGCCGCGTCTGGGATTGCGGCCGCCGTTGGGCACGCGACAGACCTTGGGGAGGAGACGTCAAAGAGCGGTGTGATTTTTGGCGAATCGGCTGATCGCGTGATGCAGTTTGCCCGGAGTGCCGACTCTATTGGTCTTACGACCGCAGCGGCGCTCCAGGCCACCGGATCTTTTGGCAATCTGTTTACCGCGATGGGTCTTGGGAGCGCACAGGCTGCAGATTACGCGACGACGTTGACAGCGCTGGGTGCCGACCTGGCGTCTTTCAATAACGCGACCGTAGACGAGGCCGTTCTCGCTGTTGGGGCAGCTCTTCGTGGCGAATCGGAACCGATACGGCGGTTCGGCGTTCTGCTTGACGAGGCGACGCTTAAACAGGAAGCCCTTGCAAAGGGACTCATATCTTCGACGTCCGGTTCGCTAACGCCGGCAATCAAAGCGCAGGCGGCCTATTCTGCGATCTTAAAGCAGACCACCGCCGCTCAGGGCGACTTCGCCAGGACCAGCGGCTCGCTGGCCAACCTGAGTCGAATCGTCCAGGCCCAAGCCGGTAACGTGATGGGGGACGTCGGGTCGGCCTTCGAGCCGTTGTTCCGTGCAGCGATGTCTGCGATCTCGGAAGTGCTAACTGCAGTACAGCCTTTTGTCTCGCAGGTTTCCGACGCAGTCCGGTCAAGCATAGAAGTCATCGGCGCGGCTATTCAACTGCTCGTGCCACAGTTTACGGCGTTCGTCGGAACGCTCGACGGCGGAAACATCGGCAAGGTGATCGGCGACGGAATCATGCAGGGGGCGCGGTTCCTGGCCGAAATCGGCGACTACATCATTCAGAACTTTAGTAGCGTCTTTCAGTACCTGACGCAAATCGGCGCACAGTGGAGTGCAGTCTTTGACCTTGGTAGCCGCGTCGCGTCGTTTTTTGGTGCGGTCGGAGATACGCTGCAAGCCGTTTTCGGGGTCATCATTCTCGGCATTACTGGCCCAGTCGAGAGCCTCATAGGTGCTGCGAAAACAATCGGAGATGCGCTGTACCTTGACACGTCTAGCCTGGACTCGGCGCTCGCTGGCATGGAGGCGTTCAACAACAAGATCACTGAGGACATCAGCGCCAACGGCAAGTCTGCGTATAAGGGCTTCCGTGATGCGCTCTCGGCCGACGCAGCGCCTGTCGGCGAGGCCATCGCAGGACCGCTGACTGCCACTCTGGACAGTGCAATTGCGCACGCTCGAGCCGCTGCGGCTACGGTAGACGAGAAGACGCAGGGCAGCGTGCGCAAGGTATTGGACACTGAGGTCAAGGCGACCGTTAACACGGATGCGCTCAAGGCTATCGTGGTTGGCACGTCCGAAGGCGAAGCGTTCCGCAACTCGCTCCTGCGTGGCGCGGACCCGCGGAACGCTGGTGCGGAGGAAGAGAAGCGGACAGCGGACGCAACCGAAGAGACGGCCGCCGGCGTTGACGAGCTCGTCTCAATC